CCTCATTATATAATAATCTTCTCAAGGAATCCAATACTTCTTTTTTTGTAAAATATATTATTTCTGACCAAATTCTTTGCGCTCCATAAGAAAAATGTTCAATAATATTTATTTCATTTACATTCACACCTATTTCTAGATTTTCTGATGGTTTATCTTCTATTAGTAAAAAATCACGATTTAAATCTACAGTATTAAAAATATTTGCTGTAAAAAATAGACTACCATCAATTATAAATATTTTTGAGTTATTAATATTATTTAAGCACAGTCTCAAGCTTTCACAAGAATTGCATGTACTAAAAAGTTGATTTTCTACTATTCTAATATTATATTGACTATATTTGTTCTTAATATATTTACATAGATTATGAGCATCAAAACCAGTACATATAATAATTTCATTTTTCTTAAAAGATTGATTGATTGCCTCTATTTGAAAATCAATAAGTTTTCTATCTTTAATATTTATTAGTGATGTAGATCCATATGATTTCATTCTATATCCCGGCATGTCACATAATAAAATAAATGTAACAAATGTTTCAGTTTTTTCTATTACTTTATCTTTTGGGATAAGTGCTGAAATAGATTTGGTAGATGTTATAAATTTTTTTCTATTCATATTAAATCTCTACATAAAAATCTTCTTTAGCATAATTAATTATATTTTGTAATGATTGTTCTAGATCTGGATTAATTTTTCCATCGTTTTCTATTTTATATGATAAGTTAGATATTATATATGTATTTCTATTTTTACATACCAATATCTTTTTTAAATCATTATGTATGATGTCATTTAGTTTTTGAAAAATATCAATATCTACGATATGATCATGATCAATTTTTATGTGATATGAATTTCTTGATTTTGATATTACGTTATGCTCTAAGACCGACTTATTATAATATATACTTAAATCGGATTTCTTAATACCTTTTTTGAGAGTCAATAAATTTTTTCTACTATCTTTATCTAATGACTGATTGTGATATAGATGTATGTTAAATTTATTCTCTCCATAAAATATAGCTTCTATTAGCAATCTCTGTATATATTGATAATACTCTATATTATCTATATTATCACAATTTATTAGTAGATCAAAACTAATCTTAATTTCTTCTAAAGCCTTTTCAACATTAATATTCCCATTATTCCAACTATCTTTATCTCTATATAGTGTGCATAATCTATTAACAACAAAAAATTCTTTTTCATCATCATATGCTTCTGTCACATAAGAGAAATCATCAGTAGATAGATTTTTAAACTTATCTATTCTTCCATGAACGCAGCTAATCTGTGTATTATCTTTGTATCCTGCAAACACACAGTTTTTACAGCTAGTCCTTATTATTTTATTATCTTGTTGCAACGATTTCATAAATATTTCCCTTTGTGCTAGAAGATTGTATCTTTAAGTTTCTACTACTTAATAAATCAAACATATATTTTCTTGAATGTATTGATTTTATATTTTGTAGCATTTGATTAAATTCTTGCTCAGATAATGTTCCATTTACTATATTTCTAGCAACAATATCTAGATTTATTCCACTGATAAATAGTGTTCCACCAAGTCTTAGCTTTGATACTAATAAATTAATAAAACCATCTATGTTTTTTTCATCTATTAGATCTAATATATTTGCAGCTAAAATTTCTGCACAGGAGTTATTTATTATACTTTGATGCTCACTTGGTAGTTTTTCTAATAATATATTAGAATATCCAGATATAAATTTATCTTCTGTTAATACTATGTTTAATTTCATCTGTTAAATACCTCATAAGTTTCGTTAAAAATAGTATTCCAATTATTAATAAATACTATTTCTGAAAATTTCTCTAATATAGTTGTTCTTGCGTTGTTTCCAATAGTCTTTCTTAGCTCTTCATCCTTTAGTAATAGTTCTAAGTATTTTCTTAGTTCTGATTCGTCGTTTGATATAAATCCATTCACACCATTCTGTATAATAGATGGTATCATACATGTGGCAGTTGATACAACAGCACACCCACAACTCATCGCTTCTAATAAAGATGTAGGAATTGGACTTAATGTAGAACTATTAAAAAATACAGAACATTTATTATATTCTTCTATTAACTCTTCTGTAGATTTTGCTGCTTCTGATAAGCCCTCAGTATCTCCAATAACTTTTCTATTTAAACCGTCTGTAACTCTTTTCCATCCAGAAAAATTTAAACAATAGTCCCTATTTATAAAATCATTTGCGACAGATAATATATGATTCTGTTTTTCTATCTGTAGCGGTTTAAAAGATTCTATATCTATTCCATGATGTATAACATGAGAATCTACACCAATGTTCCAAGCATTTTGTGAAAATTCAGATATAAATATATTAACATTTCCGATCATTTTCTGCATTTGGATAATTTGTTCTTCTTGTTGAACACCGTATAGTGGAAGAGTGTGTTCTAATGAAATAATTGGAATATTAAGCATTGGTGCTATCTGTGAAGCAATCTGAAATTGACCAAACTTACTTTGAGATAATATAAAGTCATAATTTAAATATGAAGCTAGTTCATTATCTGGTAATATATGATAATTTTGTGGCACTGGACACTGTTTTTCATTCCACTTCTTACGCCCTTGCATATTAAAGGAATAAAACTCATGTCCTGTCTTACACAATTGAGTTTCATATCTTTCATGTGTTGGAAAAGTTAAAATACGATATTTATCTCGTCTACTCTCATTTGACAAAGATATTATTCTTTTTACTGAGTTATTAATCATTTAGTTTTGTCCTTATTAAATTAGCAATATTTTGATAGCTAAATTGTTCTGCCTTTATTAATCCGGCTGTTCTATCTATCTTGCTCTTTTCATTTAATGCATATCTCATGGCTTCTTTAGTCATACTTTCGCTTGGGCAAAACCATTCTTCTCTTCCAGTAAATAGTTCTGGAAATGCTGGATCTGAATGATTACATATATTATAAACACCATTAATTAATATCCCATTTGAAAAACTATCTATATATTGTGATGGGCCACCCTCGTTACTGCATATTGGGGTTTTACCAAAACACATAGCATCAAAAGTAGGTATAGACCAAGCTTCACCATGAGAAATTCCAACAAAGCAATCGCAAGAATTATGTAATGCAAAGATCTGTTCTTCTGTAAAATTAGAAGTAATAATAATTTCTTTTGGATATTTATTTATATCCTTATGAATTTTTAACTCTTTTTTAATTGATTGACACATTGTTTGAAGATGATCATTTAGTTCTTTTTGTCCAATACCGTGTTTTCTTAGCTTTAATACAAATATTACATTGTCTTCTAGTGTAAATTCAGAATAAAAACATCTTAGTATTGATGCTATATTTTTTCTATCACTTAATTCACCGATATAATAAAATTTAAAAGCGTTATTATATTCATTAAAATTAATAATTGGATATTTTGCTTTATATTTTTCTAAATTAAATGTATGTGGTATACATTTTACATTCTTTAATCCATCCATATGTAATATAGATTTATAATATTCGCTTGGAACCCAAACCTCGTCCATATTTTTTAATTGTTCGAACCAAGATAAATGTTTTATAGTATTTGTTTCACCAACAAAATATGCAACATTTTTTCTAAACTTAGATGTTGAAACTAAGTGGTGTGGTAAAACATGTTGTATACAATAATCTACATCTTGTAAATTTTTTTGCTCTAATTCTAATATTCTTTGTGGAATAACTGCATCAATATTAGTTAATTTTACATTCCTACAAACAATATCTATCCCAATACTATCTAAAGCTAGGATATAATCCATAGCTGCCTGTGACCAACCAGAATTTTCTTTATAATGACCTATATATAGTATTTTCATTTTATTGTATTTATCCTTCTATGTTCCCAATAATTTCTTTTATTGCATAGATTAACCATGTGATCATATGCTATATCAAAATTAAATGGATTTCTTGATGTTCTTTGATCAAATGCCGCAGAACTTTCATTAAAATACATTCCTCCAGTTACAGAGGTTGAACTTTGATACATTAAATCTCTAATAAGTCTTGCTTCCATAAATGAGTTTAATCTTTCTGGCTCGCACAATACTTCTGCAATTAGCCATTTTGCTAATTCTTCGTGCTTAACATTTTCTGGTAAGTTTGGTTTTGGTTTAGGTTGTTTAATTCTTGGCTGAGATTTCCAAGTTTGTTCTATTGGTAATATTTCTTGACTATCAAAATAATTTTCCCAAACTTTTCCACTTTTATCCCACTGAAAATGCTCAAGAAACTTTTGTCTTGTATTAAATCCCATCATTTTTCTTATTTCTTGTGGCTTATCAAAAAATTCCTTAAACAATGAAGCCGCCAAGGCATTATCTGGAACCGCCCTAAAACATCCAGTTTCTAATTCTTTGTACAGTGCCTTTGGTTTAATTGGAATTCCATCAAGCTGTCTAAGTACGCTTTCCATCGCAGAATAGTCTGTACCAGCAACAGGGACTCCACAAGCCGCTGCTTCCACCTGCGGAAGACCAAATCCCTCACAGTTTGCATACTGTACATACAAATCAAATAAATTAATTATTTTAGATAGATCTTCATAGCTTAATCCTTGACGAACATTAGATAACGTTGCACCATATTGACCACTATATGGTGATTGAATTATAGCCCCTTTAAATAATGAAGGAAATGGCTTCCCAGTTTGTGAACATATATAAGTAAACAAAACGTGTGAAGATAATTGATATTGATGTAGAAGTTCTGGTATGTCCCATCCTAAATCTGGATAACTTGTATGACAATATAATATATATTGATTCTTATTTTCCACCATATCCAGAAATTGTCTAAATGCATTAAATAGATCTGGATATAATTTTCTTCTTTGGTTTCTCATAACAGTCCCAATTATTTTAATACTGGGATCTAATCCTAAAGAAGTTTTTAGTAAAGTTTTATTTTCAATTGGTTGATATGCTGGATGTGCAGATGGTGGTGAACTGCCTAAGTAATTAATTTTTCCACCAGACTGTTCCATTAAAACTCTACCAGCCCAATCAGAATATGTCAAGCAAGCGTCAGCAGATTGATATGTTGCTATCCACTGTCTTGCTTGTGGATAAGCATCAACAGTTGGCATGATTACCCAGCGAAAGTAATTTCTAAATGGAGATCTTTCAACGAAATCTAACATCCAGAAGTCTCGTATATCACAAACAAAATCTGGTTGATATTCTAAGCAAACTTCTTCAAATCTAAATTCACCAAATTGATTGGTTGGCATAGATGCGTATACTTGCTTTTCTTGATCACTATCATTTTGGTTTGGCATTACACCATAAAATTTCCAAGGTATATTTTTTGCTCTTATATCATTCTTTTCACCATAAGATGCAAGTTCAGCCAACTCATACTTATTTGTACTATGAAGATAATTCAATATCTCTCTTGTATATGTGGCATATCCAGTATTTAAAAATGTAGCTTCGCTACAAAATAGAATTCTTTTTTTTCTCATGTATTGAACCCATTTTCTCTTGTGTAATTTATATATCTAGAAAATGCAATCGGAAGCTTGTTATATATGCAAATTTGTCTATTATCTTTATTTATTTCTTGACCAATCTGTATTTTTTTATCATTTTGATCTAAAAAATATCCATGTGCTAATTTTAATCCAGTATATTGTTGTATATTATTAAACATACAAGTTGTTGTATGTCCTACATATTGTGGTGAAATTGATGGATTTGGCCCAAAATGAAACATGTCATCAATACACTTTTTTATTATCGGATGATTTGGTTCAGTATATAGTAATGCTTGAAAAATATGTCCATAAGTTAAGCAAGATATAACTGAGAAAAAATTAGTATTATTATCTACGTATTCATCTATTGGTAATATATGCTCTATATCAATATCACAATAATATCCACCATATTTATACAAATAGCAGTATCTAAAAAAATCCCCCTTATTATATCCATGTTTTATTGTATGAAAGAAATCAACATAATCTTGACCATAATCTACTTTTAAAAAATAAACAATTTGTTCATCTGTAAAAAAATGAATATGCTTATCGGGATTTAATTTTGCTATATTTTTTATTATATAGTCTGGTATTGATACGTCTTTCCAAGTTAAAATTATATTATTTGGTATATATTTATTCATAATCTTGTTGACAGAAATCAAATTCATTAACTCTAAAAATAACTGATTTATTATCTTTAGAGTAATTCTTAGCAGAAGCACTTACTGTTATTTTTGTTCCCTTTTTGGCAAACTTTTCTATTGTTTCTGCACCAGTGTGCCAAGCTTCACATTGTATAAATGTTGGAATTCTTGTCTTTTCACCAGTATTTTTTGATCGTCTATATGTATATACAACGATTGTAAATTCTGCTAAAACTACATCATCAACAACTGAAACGTGAGGATTATCTGTTAGATATCCAGTAAAGCAACAAATATTCATTTTATCTCCTATCTTAGTATATTAGGTGTTTCACTATTAAAAAAACAATATTTAAATTTCATGTATTGCGTCAACAATAAAAGAATCATCTTTTCCAGAAACGCTACCACAAAAAATTAGATTATTTCCTTCATATAATACATATTTATACTTCTCTTTTACAGAAGGAAAAACTATAACACTGTCTATAGAACATGTGTCATCTTCTAGTGTTAAAAATGACATCATTTTACCTTTTGATTCGCCCTTTGTTATCTTATAGTCTGATAGTCTTTGTATGTTTGCAACAATACATAGATCTTTACCACGTTTACCATTGACAATTTCTTTACATGTTGTATTTGCAGCAGACGTATCAGAAACCTCAATTTTAGATAATGAAACTGGGCATCCTAAAAACTTTGTTTCTTGATCTATTATCCAAGCTGGATCATCTTCTAGATCATATGGTGGATCTATTAATAATTGTATTTCATTTTGAATAATTTGTTTGCGTTCTACTTTACTTGTGCCACCGCCCTCTTTTTTGGTTGGTGCAAGAGCTTTTAACGCATCAATTAAACTGGGCCACTTATGATTATTATAGTTTTCAAATAACCAGTTCTTTTCACTGTTGGTTAGATTTTTAAAGATATCATAGTCATAAAGTGCCTTATTTCTACTAATAATTTCTGAAAATCCTTTAATAAAACCTATTGATGCCAATGTTTTAAATGCAGAGGAATTTACTTTTGGAGATAAAAATAATAAGATTTCTAACCAAGTAAATGACGTAATCTTTTTATTTAATTCCTTTTCTACTTCTTGTATGGATTCTATTAACTTATCTCCAGTATTTCCAGTTAATGATTTTATATCTTTTATACCAAAGAATATGGTGTTACCTTTTATATTAAACTTGATATTATAATTAGATAAATTTGGTGCTTTTACTTCTATATCAAAAAGCTTTGCTTCAGAAATTAATTCATATATTTCTCTATGTGGGTCTTGCTTTTCTGTAGCATGATATAAATATGATAAAAAGAATTCTTTAGGATAATGTGCTTTATGATATGCACTTAGATAAGAACATACAGCATAACTAACGCCGTGAGACTTATTAAAAGAATATCTTGAAGACTTTTCAATCCATTCGAAGATTTGTTCTGCCTCTTCCTTTGTTACTAATCCAATACGTATAGAACCCTCAATGAATGCCTTTTTAACTTCATTCATAAGGTCGGCTTTCTTTTTGCCAATTGCTTTACGTAACGTATCTGCTTCTTGTAGATTAAATCCAGCAATTTTTTGTGCTATACGCATACTCTGTTCTTGATAAATTAAAACGCCATAAGTTGGTTTTAATATATCTTCTAATGCTGTATGAAAATATGTCACATCTTCTTTACCATGTTTCCTATCTACATAATGCTGTGTCATTGACTTACCATCGACATATGCTTTTAATGTGCCGGGCCTAATAATACTTATTAATGCACATAACTCTTCAATATTTTTAGGTTGTAACTTTTTTGCCCACGATTTACCAAGATTACTTTCTAGTTGAAAAATGCCCTTGGTTTTTCCATCGGCAAACAGTTGCCAAGTTTTTTTATCGTTATATTCCATCGTTATTTTTCTTATAAGATTGAGCTTTTTTGCTATTAAACCCGTTTGTTACCCATTGTAAGTTATTTACTCTAAAATCTGATTTATCATCATTTATATGATCTACCTCTAACTTTTTATTTGTATCATCATTTTCTATAAATGCTAAAGCAACCAATCTATGCATCGCAATAACAATACCACCGATTCCAATACAAGGATATTGATTTCTTGTAGTATTTACGGTTAGTTTATTGTTTTTAGGACCAATTACATATGGAAAACCACCAACATTTTTATGCAGAAAATATTTACCCTGTTCAATAGAATTTAATTTACTTATCATTATATTTGATTTTCTATGCATTTCTTTTTCGCCAATAAATTTAACATTGATTTTGCTTACATCTATAAAGTCTAAATCTAAAATTTTTGGTTCGTCATTTTCGAATAATTGTAATTGTTTATTTGACATATAATTCCTTATTTGCGAAGGCTTTTTCAAAATTCATGTTTTGGTAAACGGCTCTATGTGTTTTCATTAGCTTTATAAAAATATTAGCTTCATCTTTAACGTCTTGCAATGCATCGTGTGCATTTTCTTTTGACAATCCCATTATATCTCTTAATGAATCCATGCTTATAGACTTGATTGATGGATCACCTTCTGTCCATGCAAAAATATTATCCATAATATCAAATTTATAAACACGACTAAATAGTTTTTGTTTCTCTCTATCTTTATCCCAAGGACCATATTCTCTACATAAACGATCAATGATTATCATATCAAATCCAAGAATATTAAATCCAACAGGTATTGGTGCATAAAATGGATCATTTTTCCAATTATATTGCCCAACAAATTTAATAAACTTATTCCAAACTACTTTTAATGTTGGGGCATTTTCTAGCTGTTCTCTAGTTTTATGTGTTATCTTTAGTGCTTCATCTTCTATTGGGTCTAACCCAAGACTGATTGCTTTTTCATCATCAAGCACAGGCTTAATTTCACTATTAAATTGTCCCTTGAGCTTAAGATTTCTACCATCTAATGCTAGTGCGGCAATTTGAGTTGGCTGTGTTTTATTTGGATTACGAGATCCAGTTTCAAAATCAAATATTATATAATCTCTATTAATGAGACACCTTCTCTTTCTCTTTTATGTGCATTATTTTATCTAATAATGATAAGCCTAGAATATCAAATTTTACATGACCCAAGGCTTCCAAATCTGACATTTCTAATCCAGCAATTTTTTCATTAGATCCCTTTTCTTTAACCATTGGACATGCTTTATATAATGGTTCTGCTGAAATTACAACTCCAGCCGCATGTTTTCCTTGTGTTTTAAAAGTACCCTCTATTGCTATTGCTTGTTTAAAGTATTCTGCATATTCACCATCTAATTTACCATCATCATTAATATAACAAAAGTCTCTTAATTCTTTGGAGTTATTTATTAATGCCCAACGAATAATTGATCTTTCGTCATCATCCATATCCGCAAGTTGATCTGATATTTCTGCCTCATTTGGAATATATTTGGTAATCGTATTCATTTCTGCAAATGAACACGCTTCGTACACTCTCAATACTTCTTTAATAGCACTTCTACCCTGCAATCTACCAAACGTTAACATTTGACTCACATGATCATTGCCATATTTTGTTTTTAGATATTCAATGACATTATCTCTTTTCTTACTTGGAACGTCCATATCTATATCTGGTAGTGATATATGATCTTTAGAATTTCTTCCGTCGTTATAAAATCTACTAAATAATAAATCATATTCTAATGGATCTATTTGTGTAATCCCAAGAAGATAAGATATTAAACATCCGGCGGCACTTCCTCTGCCGGGACCAGATAACCATCCTTGACTATTAACATATCTAATAATGTCTTGAACTATTAGAAAATATCCGAACAGATTTGCTCTATTAATTACGCCAAGTTCTTCGTTAAATCTATCTCCATATAATTTTTTGGCATCTGGAGAATTAACTTTATTTGTGGATATTAATAATCTTCTCCATCCATCACGACATAATTCTTTTAAATACTCTTCTTCTGATATTCCATTTGGACAATCAAATCTTGGAAGCATTGGTTGGTTTAATATATTATATTCTTCACACTTACTTAGTATTTCTTCCAAGTCTTTTGCTTGTTCTTTTGAATACTTTACATTTTCTAAATCTTTAGAAGACCACAAATATTTATTGTCTTTTGTGAAAAAGTCTTTTATGTCTTCTGGCAATTCTTCTTTTCTAATTTGTTTTTGTACCTTTGGTAGTGTTGTCTTCATGTTTGAACAAAGTAATATTCTATGCAATTCTGCATCCGATTGATCTATGTAATAGCTTTTTGGGGTTAGCATAGAATATGCATAAGAATCCTCACCAAGAGCAGTATACTTTTTATCAGATAGACAAATGAGATTTTGTTTTGCAAATATTTCTTTGCATAATTCAGACGGAAGATTTCCATCTTCATCTAGGGAAGAAACTAATTCTATTAGATCTAGCCAACCATTTTTATTCTTTGCAAATAAAATATAATTATCAAATGAGCATCCAATTATTGGCTTAATACCAGCATCTTTGCAAGCCTTAAAAAAAGATATTGCACCAGATATAGTTTTATAATCAGCTATTCCACACGCCGAATAGCCATTTTCTTTACATTTCTTTGCAAGTTCTTTTGGCTTAGAAAAACCACGCAAAAGACTGTAATGAGTATAATTTATCAACGGCGACCAATTCAACATATATTTTCCCTCTCATTGCAACACGATACATTATTATAGCATCTGCAAACTGAAAAAGCAAGCTATGCACACTGCGGAAGTATTTCATTCCGCAATGTACATATATATTATTTATTACTTACCAACTCTTACACGCCCAATATCGACTTTTCCACTTTGGACCGGGATTATCACAATTATGTCTTGCCCTAAAACTCTTTCTTCTTTCTGGTATGTTCTTTTTTATTTTCATATTTGGATCACCAAAACGAACGATAACAACATTACCACTTTCATTTTTGGTATATACAGCAAACTTCTTTGGGCCACTGGGAGTTCTAAATGGTTTATTTAGTGTCACCTTACGTCCTTGATATTCTGCTGCTTTACCAACAAATATTAAAGGATTACCATTTTTTTCATAAACTCCACGCCTATTATATGTATATATTTCTTGCGTTACAGGGTCTTTATATTGGAATTTTGACTCTGTTTCCATATCATCTTCATTTTCCATTTCTGGAGACTCTTCAACATATTCATCCTCATATTTACCCGGCTCATAATATGTAACAAAATCAAACACATTTTGCACATATATTTCTGCTTTAGAAATCATATCTTTAGTCCAATCTTGAAATTCTATTTCCATTAACTTCAGCTTCATGACAACTGACATTAACTGATCGTGCATTTTTTGTATTTGTTCTATAGCCATCTCGTCTCCGCTACCAGACTGAGCCTTTTTCCAAGCATCTTTGCTTGGTCTATCTGGATCTCCCGGTTTTGCTGGCTTATAATTTTTTCCCTCACGCTCCTTTTTCTTACGAATATTTTCCCATAGACCGGGCTTTTCTGCCGCACAGTCCCATTCTTCTATTGTTTCTCCAAAGTCTACATATTCTGCTGCTGTTGGAACATAAAAATTATTTTCATTTAATTCTTCTTCATATCCATATGCTTCGATTTGCATTTGAAAATCGGCGGCTTCTATACAATTACAATCTGCTGTTGCTTGCTGTATGCAAATAGCCACTCTTTGTTTTTCATCTGGATATTCTTTCTTCATTGTTTCATTACTCATACAACGAGAAACAAAATTATCTTTTTGTTCATCTTTTCTTCTTGGTGGGATTGGCATAATATTCTCCTATTTAAGTATTAAATTTTTAGCTTGTGAAAAAATATTTTCTATACTACCTTCTGGTATTTTTGGCTTGAAGTATGTAAAAATTTGCTTTATCATTTCATGTTCTGGATCTTGTGTTATTTCAAGCCATCCAACAAAATAGTTCCATATTCTATCTTCTAGAATAAGTGGATATTTTACACCAAGTGGTCTTCCAAATCTATGCAACCATCCCAGTTTTGGTAGGCATATATTCTTTCCACCATTTCTTCTGAATTTTTCTGCTATATATCCTTCTTCTCCCCCAAATCCCTTAAAGTGTTCAGATATACCGGGCCAATTCTTTTTCTCAAATGAACATAGGCCCATGCCTTGCATTAATATTTCAAATGGTTTATTTAATTTATATTTTTCATGGTCTGTTCCCCATGTTCCATACATATCTCCACTCCAGTTTGGATCAAAATGGGTAGAAACATTATTTAAATCATCATATACTAATGGCCCCTGTACTAAATCTTTACAATTTTTATTTTCTAAGTAATAATCTAATAGTGAGTTAATGGCATTTTGTACCAATAAAACATGACAATCTAAAATAAGAACATATTTTCCGAGTGCGTGTTTTGCTATTTCATATTTATTAAAACTAGAGCATTTATCTTCTTTTGGTATATATCTACCAAGTTTATTTAATCCGTTTTCGACAAATCTCTGAGTTGCTTTACCACTTTCACTATTTGGATTATTATCTAGAACAACATATTCTACCACATCTGTATTACATGCTTCATGGTACATTCTTAAGCCTTGTATGGTAAAGAATACACCATCATAATCATCATAAGTTGCCATTCCAATTGTTAATAATTTTTTCATTTTTCAATGCTCAACCGGGGGATTCATAAAAACCTATGTCGAAATCTTCTCTTTTACAATCATTGACAGTCTTTTGCATACCATTTTCTTGTAAATATCTATCTATATATACACACATACTCTGATCTGTGTCTTTCCAGTTATTTTTACAAAAATGGCATAATTTAGTGCATTTCCAGTTACTTCTATCATCAGAAATAGGTTTTGGCTTGTTGTTTTTCTGTATTTCCTTAAATCTATCCTTAAGCATATTTAAGAATATGGTCTGATCATTTTGGTCAAAACATAGTGAAAATGGCCCACCGTCTTTAATGAAAAATATGGACATAATTGACTGTTTATATTCTGGAAAAAGCTTAGATATTGCATAATTATATAGCAATAATTGTGGATCTTTGCCTAATTTAGCGTATGTTTTTTCTTCTCCAGTAGCCCAATCTAACCTTCTTCCAGTTTTCCAATCGACCACTTCTATAATTCCCGGCTCAGATTCTGTTACAAGATCTATTGTGCCTTTTATTGCTAATTGTCCCTTAATCTTTTTACCGTCTATTTCATATTCGTATTTTGCCCAATCTTCTTCTATTGGAATGTCAAAATGTGGTTCTGCGGCAATAATCTTTCTATTTCTTGGATCAAATTGTCCATTGTTAAAATTTAACGCATTAAAGCATAATTCTAGACAATCATTTTTATCATATTTTGAAAATGTATTATGAGACTTATTAGTATAAAAATCAAAGCTTTTTTCTAGTAATTGACTCACAATTTCTTTTTTAAATAATGCTGCTGAACCTACAGATATATTTCCTACAGCATCATCATTAATAGTTATTTTTTTACTCTTTGGATTATCTTGTAGTTCTTTTTTAAGCTTGGCTAATGATTCCATTACCTTGTGGATAATTGTTCCAAGATCTGCTTTTTTTCCACTTAAAGACTGATAGCCAAGAACATATGTAATAAAATATTGCATCTCACAATAAGCATAGTTATTATAACTAGAAGATCTAACGTATGTTACAATCATATTAATTCCATATAAAGTTTAATTTTTGTAGTTGAGAACACAAATTGCCAATGTCTCCTTGACTATTATTTACTATAAAATCAAAATTTGACCAATCATAATTATTTTGATCTAAAATACACTCACTTTCATGATCGCTATTATATATATTTCTTGTTAGTCGTAATATAATACCATTATTTTCTTTTATGGCAGATATTTCATTTGGAAATCTAACATCTGGTATGATAGCAATTTCTGGTTTTTCTACTAAGATTGAGTTAATTGTTGCATTTATCCAAGCTTGTGGATATATTTTTCTAACAATGGTTGTGCCAAAGTATTGTAAGAATTCTCTAGATGTCATTAGTCCACTTTTGTTTTCATTAAATGGAACGTCTTTCCAGTCTATATTTATTACAGTATTTTTATCTTCATTTGTTCCATATACTTGCTTATGATTTAATCCAAACAAAGCTATGGATAATTCTTTTAGAGGATCTGCAAAATGATATACCTTAATATAAGGCCAAAGTTCTCTTTCTGCATATTCTATAAATGTATCGTCTTTCCTTGTTACATCTAAAATTCCATATCCACTTTTACCAGAAGAATTTTGTGTTTCTATAACTAAGTTTCCAGAAGGATCAATATAGAAACTTTCTATCATTTGATACTTCTTTAGGATTTCTCCATTTATATAATTAGCTGTTGTATTTTTACCAGCTTGTTTTCTTCCAGATATACCGATAATTTTAGTCATGTTAATATGCACCTTTTAGATTATTTAAGATCTTTGTTTGTATTTGTTCTACTGACATATCTCCAATATCTTTACCATATATCTTTGGAAAAGATAATTTATACATCCTATTGAATTGTCTTTTTATTTGTATCTTAGATTCTCTTCCAGCTTGATCATTATCTGTTAATATTATTAAATGTGTAATTGGTAATTTATATAATATATCTTCTTGTTCTTTTGCTATTGTTTTACCAAAAATACTAACAGCATTCATAACTCCAGCTTCATATAGTCTCCAAACATCGCCCTGTCCTTCTGTAATAAATAGGCACGATGTTTCTGAGGCTCTTTGTATTGCTCTATGATAATTGTAGAGATAATATCTTTTGTCAAAACCCTTTGGATACAATAAAAACTTTGGTAACTTATATTCTTTTACCGATCTTCCTATAAGTCCCACAATATTTTTTCCATCTTTATCGTGTATTGGTACTATAACTCTATCTTTCATGGATGTGATTTTAGTATCTGTACCAACATCAAAGTGTTTTAGTGTATCTATCTTAAATCCTCTTTGTGTAAAATATTCATGTGTAAAATTTGGATTATATTCTATATTAAGATTTTGTTGTTTGTATGTTTCATTGTTACAAAAAATAGATAAAATTTGATCTGTTATATCGTCGGATACTGTAATATCATGTATTTTACTTTGTTTTACTTTTTTTACCTGTAATAAGTCACAAGACCATTTTAATACATCAGAAAACTGTAAATCTTTACCATTCTTTTCTGATAAAACTCCTTTAATCAATCCAAAAATATCATTCTTATGATCACATTGACAATCTCTAGTCCAACATTTCCAGTATCCTTTTTGAATAGAATATGAGAAAGCTCTTGGATTATCACTTCCATGATGAATAGGACATGTAGAATATAAGTTATCACCAATAACTTCATATTTCATGTCTAGTCTATCAAAAACTAACTGATAATTATTCTGTAGCTGAATCTTGATCTGATTCAAGTCCATCTCTTATCCTTTGAATATCATTATTGTCAACTAGACCGGTATCACCAACTGGTTGATTTTTAAATTCATTTCTAGTTCTTAATTCTATTAATTTAGAATGAGAACCTTGCATTACCATATTTATATAATCACCATCATTTAGTCCACCGCCATGCCTAGTGACAACTGGAACTAATTTCCTGTTTCCAGCATTTGGACCATCTTCAGCCAATTCTTCTGGTGATTTTAACTTAAATATGGAAAAAGACGTACATAGCCATATTAATCTATCCGATCCACTAACCGCATCAGTACTTTCTCTCGTTATACCATCTCTATTTAGCTGTACAAATGATAAGCATGGAATATCGAGCTTAACACATAAATTATGCAACGAAGTAATTTGAAATCCAAGAGCTTGATATTCTTGTACATTATTTGTGATAGATTCTGACGACATTAATTTTAAATAATCATATATAATTAAACAGTCGTTTGTCTTACCGGTTTCATCAGTTTTTACCTCTTGAACAACCCATCGCTTTATTAAATTTAGAATTTGTTCAAATGGCTTACCAGCAACGCTGACATAATTATAAGATATATTTTCTAGCTTTTTACATGCCAATACTACCTTTTCATATTTTTCTTGATCATCTGTAAATTTACCAGTTGCAATTTCATTGATTGGAACACCGCTAATATTAGATAGTAGTCTATTTAGATGATCTTCTTTACTCATTTCTGTATCAAGCATTAATACTGGAATTTGTTTTGACGCAACGTTTAATGCTACATTATCAGCAAATACGCTCTTACCAACCTTCGGTCTTGCTGCAACTAGATCAACACACTTCCTTCTTAATCCGCCACCAATAGCTTCATCAAATTTATTAAATCCAGTTGGTATTCCAATGATATCACATTTGTTTTCTACTAGAAATTCTATATAGTTATTGATATCTGAACCAATCTTTGTTGGTCTTTCACCACCATCGTCTTCTCTTAAGAAATCTACTACTGGATTTTCAAGGATTCCAATAATATCATTAATTGATTCTGTACCATTTATGGTATCAATATCTTTATTTATCTTATGAGTTAGTTGCTTTATCTTGCGGGCAAACTCAAACTTCTTAATTTGTGCAGCAAAACTAAGTATATTATCTTTATTTACTGGAAAGTCAAATAGAGATTTAATATACTTTAATTCTTGTGGCGTATTAAGAATATCAATTACACTTAACTGTGTGGCGGCTGATAATAAAGATGTTATATCTACTTTTTGTTCATTTGATATAATACGTTCTATACATTTATATAGAATTTGATTATTCGTATTACCAAAAGTATCTGCACTAATAAGATCAGATATTACAATATAAGAATCTATTCCGTTCTGTACTAGAATAGATAGCACTGCTCTTTCAGCCCCAATGTCTAGCAACTTATCACTCATAATTATTTTCTTCCAATGCACTTATTGCAACGATGATATTCTCCATACACGAATCTTTGATCTAATTTAAATGACTTACCACATACATGACATTCTACTTCTGTCTTATTTTGTTGTGGTTTACGCCTTGGAGTTCTTTCATATTCTGGAGTAGTAATGTCCCTAAGTTCTCCAGTATCTTCCCACTCGTTTTTTCTAGCCCTCACTGGTTCTCTCCTTTTATGGTTTTGAATATTTGGTTTACTCTCTGTAATAAAACTTTGATTAATAGCTTTCTTTGTTTGCTCATTTACTTCTTTTGGCACTGACTGTATTGTTGGTGAATTTTCATTTAGAGCCTTTAGTAATGCCTTCTTTTGTTCTTCATTAAGTGTCTTAATAAAATCTTCCATACTCATGATCTTTTTCCTTTTTCTAATAGAATATCTGCTTTTCTCTTTATTTCATAAACTTTACCGTCTAATGCTTGTAATCTTGACTCAGCAACTAATCTCATTTGATCTACCTTTGCTGCATAAACATTGTCTTGTGCTATAATTTGCTTCTTTGATTCATGCTTAGTGTACTTATCAAAAGAATCATTATGCTTTACAATCAACTTTTCTATTTGATCATTGCACCAATCTAATGCAATTTTATTCCTATTTATATCATCTTGAATATAAGAAGCATAACTATATAAAATATACGCATTATCAAATAGCTCATCCTTTGTTAATTTTTTGAGCGTATCTAGCGGTAAGTCAGCCACTAATAAAAATTCTTCTCTAAAAGATGAGAACTTTGTATTGTGACTATTGATATAGTCGTCAATATCTTTTATATGTTGTTCCAGATTTTCTTTAGCGGTTGACAATTTGTTGTCTCCAATCTTCATTTGAGTCAGAATATTTTAATGTAACCATCTTAATTCCATTCAATCTACACCACTCTATTTTATCACAATCTTTGGCTTGTGCAAGTATAAAATCAGCCTTGCTTTTATGAAAAAAAGGACAGAATTCATAATGTTGTTGACCATGAACCTCAAATGCAGATTTTATTTGTGGTATATAAAAATCAAGATATAAAACGCCTTTTCTATGCAATGCAGTACTTCCGGGTAATTTTACCTCTTCAAGTATTCTATAGCTATGATATATTTCTTTTAATAGTTTTCTTGCTCTAAGATGATATTTTGATCTGGCACGTTTATCGTCGGCTTTGACATCATAACTTGACAAATTCCAAATATATTCTTTACCATTAATTCCTACTATTTTCATTCAATAAAGTTCCTTAATTTTTTGAAATACAAACTGTGCTATATCTTCATGGGTGGTAAGAAATTCGCACAGATTATTAGAACCTTGAAACTTTAATGCTCTTTCAATATCATCCACAGATGAAGCATTATTTTCACTGAGGTATTTAGCAATAACTGGATTTGAGGTATCATCAACGGCACATTGTATTGTATACCAAGCACCACTAGCTTTTATTAATCTAAACTCACAGGCAATCTGTATTACCTCTTGTACTTCATCTATTCCTATTCCATATCTAATCCAACTTTCTGCTGTACTATTTGGTCTTCCTCCAGCGTTTGATGTTTTAATAGACCAATTAGCAATTTGTCCAACGTGTTCGCCAGTATCTTTTGGAACTTGCCATTTGCCACGATGTGTTATTACCATGTTTGTTCCAGCTTGATACTGTAACATATTTCCACAGTCTGCCATTTTAGATGGTGCGTATGGAGAACCGCCAGTATTAGCAATATTGTGTGTGATACATATTAACATGGTTTTATTTTTCATCAGTGTTCCACTAATGCGTTTGAAAAACATTGATAATAATCGTGGCAAAGCATTTCTTACTCCAGTTCTTACTTCTCCTTCTAATTCACACGCTGGAACCATATTAGATAAAGAGTCTGCTATTATCAAACAGCCGGGATCATTATTAATGTAATATTCTATAATATTGAGAAAATCTTCCGCTGTTAAAATACGATCATCTGTGGATTCAATAATAATAATATTGTCTGGATTTAATCCTTTTATGCCATCAAAATTTTGTTTAGATAATCTACCTTCAGTATTTACATAAATCACACGCTTACCCTTTAATTGGCACTTTGCGGCAAAGTGTAATGCGGTAGTTGTCTTTCCACTCTTTGGATCTCCTGTCATAACAATAACAGAACCTTCTCTTAATCCACCACCAAGTGCAATATCTAATGCTGGAGACACGCCAATTACTTCTAGACTATTTATTGACTCAAGTACTTCTGTACCACTTCTTACAACGTCTCCATATTTACTAATGACAGAATTGCTTACGCTATCTGCTTCAAACTTACTAGTAGTCTTTTTCTTTGTTTTATTCATAAATCCCTCAGTTTATTAAACATCGTTTTATTTTTTGATATAGACTGTGTTTTTCTAGATTGTAATTCTTTATTATCTATTTCAACATCTGTGGTACACTGTTGCTTGCTTTGTGCTTCTTTGATCTTACTATCATACATCGCAATGACCTTTTCCGCAAGCGGATTAATTTTGTAACCTCTACCATTTTGTATTCCTAGAACTAATAGCTTATCAAATTCTTTAGATTTAATGGCTTGTAATATAGCTTCTTCGCTATATTTTTTCTTTAATTGTCTTGCTGCACCAAGTTGTTTTTTCCAAATCCAATGATTTGGATCACCCTTGGTCCAAAATTTATAAGATGGTTTTCCAAGATTTAATTTTTCTGCTCTTCTAAGAATAATAAGTTCTGCAACATAAGCTTCAAACGTGCAATATTCCCCAGTATGAATATGCTTATACTTATGTGTTTCTGACCACTGTTTTTGATAGTCTTGATTAAACAGTGCTGGTTTTTGAGGGTTGTTCATAGTGTATTATAGCTTCTTCAAAACAGTCTTCAATATTGTCTATAAATGAACTTTCTTCTATCAACTCTGGCGTTAGCCACATTGTTTTATGTACTTGATTATCAATTATTTTACCAATAGTATAGCATTC